CTGATCACTATGAAAGTAAAACCGGCCTCCGTGCTAAGGATGCGGTACTACGCAAACAAACTGCAGTGGCTATCTCTGGTACGCTTGAAGAAGTAACAAAGCAAAACTTAGCAATGGTCCTAAGTGGCAAATCAATCGAAATCCCTGAAACTCAGCTGACTGATATTACTCTGGGTGCTGTAGAAGCTGGCGCCATGATTGACTTAGGACATCGTAATTTAAGTGAAGTGGATTTTAAAGACAGCTCGGATGTTGCCATCACTTCAGATAAATATGTACTGGATGCTGTTTACGGCACAGTCATTTTTAATGAAGCTATTGTTGGTTCAGTTAAGTTTTCTGCCAAAGCCGGTGCTAAGACACGTACTACAATTGCAACTAACCTAGGTAATGAATATCGCTTGCTGTTTAAAGGCATTGATACTGTTACAGGCGATAAGGTGATCTTAACTTTATGGCGTGTCGAATTTTCGCCAGATACCGAGTTTGATCTAATTCATGAGGACTTCGGATCTTATTCAATTGAAGGTGAAGCACTGGCAGATATCTCTAAAGCTAATGATGAAGAGCTAAGTGTATTTGGTCATATTGAGCGTTTTAGCGTAGCTGCATAAACCCATAAACCATACAGGCACAAAGAAATCCACGGCGCATTAGCGTCTTTTTTTGTGCCTGCCTTATAGTAATAAGTCTTAAAACATTTAAGATGAAACTTAATAAATAGTAAAAAAATAAAGATTATGTAATCTTTTGTTATTCT